TTAAAATTAAAAATAAAACAACAGATTACAAAAACGGGTAATCTGGCTAGTTCCAAGGATACTAAAGATCTTATTCTTGGATGTTCTGACACCGCTGATGGTAGTACAGAAGCTACTAGTATGCAGAAAGTTGATGTTTCAAAAAGATCAGCTAATAATCTCATACTGACAATCCTTCATAGAAGCTCGAAGGATCTGGTCATTACAGATGATCAGCGTTCAATTTGTTGCTCGTTGCTTTGGCCCTTCATAGCGCGCCGTTCACTTCGAAAAAATGAATGGTTCTCGACTCCTGATCTGGAGCGAGTAGTGTCTTCTTTTAAAAAGACTATTGAAAGGATAATAAAATTCACTGACTCAAAAAATTCCGAACAAGTATTTGTAAAATACTGGCTTGATTATTTCATGTGTCAAGTGTTTGGAGACTCGCAAAGACCCGAGCGGCAGGACTGGATTGATCAACCTTTATTTTCAGGTTGGTTGAGACGTTTTGTTGCTAGGTCAGTTGCCAAAAAAGATGTGAGTTTTATTTATTCTCTTCAAAAAGGATCTAAGAGACTTTGGCCACAATTAGGATATTTTAAAATGAATCAGGCTCTTGAGAAACATAGAGAGCGTCTAACAGAACCACATGGGCTAGTTCCGGATGATCTTAGTTATATGATCCAGAGAACCTCGGTAGAGGTTTTTCGGAATACAAATAATGGAGATCTGCCTGCTTTAAAGTTCGTTCCTTCAGGTTCATCATGCTTACAAGCGACCGTTAAAAACGGTGGTGCGTTAAGCCTGTTTAACCCGTTAGATGTTGAATCTATCCTTAATTCTGATTTGTCTAGCAAACTGGGGAAACTTAGGGCGTTAGAAATAGAATTAGAAATTTGGAGAAAAAGAGAGTTTGATTTATGTCAAAAGATGGTTGAGAAAGATGAGAGTCTTTTCGATCTTCATGTTGTTGCTGTTCCTGAACCATGCAAGTTTAGAATTATAACCAAAGGAAACGGTTATTTATATTCTTTATTGCAACCTGTTCAAGCGATGATGTTGGATGATTGGAAAGTGAATAAACACTCTACGATGCTGTGTAATGAGAGACTTGTGGATCGTGTTCGTGAAATTGATGAAAATTGTAAATTTTGTGAATATTGGTGCTCAGTTGATTATGAAGCAGCAACGGATTTAATTAAAAAAGATGCTACTCTTGACTGTCTTAGACCACTTAATGGAATGCCTATGGCAAATTTTGTTTTCTTATGTATCGCTGGTACTGGAACTATAAAGTATCCTGAAGTGGAAGGTTTTGAAAAACTTCCCGATGGAGAACTATGTGACGGACAGCTGATGGGACACCCACTTTCTTTCCCAATTTTATGTACTATAAATCTTGCGGTTTATAGGACTGCGTTAGGAAGATGGGTTGCTGCTGCAAAAACAAAAAATGAAAGAAGATCGCGAAAGTTTAAGTCTAAAATTCT